TTTTCAAGAATACTGGCAAGCTGGACGATGACACCGAGCCGAGAGGCGGCGGTGATGATGAACCCGATCCGGAGGTTTTGATTTATGAAGACGACGATAAAGCCTCCCAAAAAGGTCCAAGGAATCCTGGCGAAGGAGATGACGAGGATAGCAAAGGCGACGATGCCGACGACGATGATTCCGGAGCCGACGATAAGGATGATTCCGGGGAAGAAGAAGGCGAAAGTGCTGTCCTTTCACAAAAAGTTGAAGTCACCGTCGATGGGGAGCCTGTAGAAGTAACAATAAAAGAGGCCCTCGAGGGTTACGTTCGCACCGAGACATTCCATCGGCGCTTGAATCAGTTGGACGAGGCGAAGAAGATTGTTCGTCGCGCTGCCGCCGATGCTGTTCAGAATTACGAATACTCCATGAACGTTGCGCGTCAGATGGAAGCGCACATGGAGCAGATGATTCCCAAGGAGCCTGATTGGGACGAGGAATTCAAGAAGGACCCGGTTAAGGCCAGGGACCTTCAACGATATTACGAACAGGCAAATGGCTTCCGCGCTCAATTACGCGGGCAGCTGAGGGAAGCCCTCGAAAAGCAGAACCAATCCAGCATGGTTCAGACGCAGGCATTCGCTGAGGAGGAGAATGCCAAGTTTGAGGCCATGAACCGCAAATACTGGACGGACCCCAAGAGGAAGGTGAAAGACTTACAGTCGATGCGCAAGACTGGCATATCGGCGGGGTTCTCTGAGGATGAATTGTCGCAGGTTTACGACAGCAGGATGCTGACAGTTCTACTGAAAGCGTCCAAGTACGATCGAATGATGGCTGCTAAGCCCAAGCCAGTCGTTCGGCCGCAAGGCAAGCCGATATCTCCGGGAGCGGGAAGCGCTAAGACGCGTACGGCTCAGAAGGGAGTTACTCCGGCCATGAAGAGGCTCAACCGCACAGGCAGCATGGAAGATGCTGCTGTTGTGTTTGATCAGATCATAGCTAGGAGCTAACCATGGCAAAAGTTGCAAGTGCCTTCACTACGTACGATGCGAAGGCGAACAGAGAAGACCTGTCGAATTCCATCTACAACATCGACCCGTTCGATACTCCTGTCATGTCGATGGCCCGCCGAAGGAACGCCAAGAATCGTACCTTCGATTGGCAGACCGAATTCCTCCCCGCCGTCGATCCGAACAACGCCCAACTCGAAGGCTTCGAGCTTGTCCGGATGGCGTCTCAGCCGACTGCTCGCTTGACTAACGTCACTCAGATTTCGAAGCGCGATGCGACCGTCACCGGCTCGCAGGAGGCTTCGGATGCCGCTGGCAAGGGCTCCGAAATGGGCCACCAGATGGCTATGGCTTCCAAGGTCCTCAAGTCGGATTTGGAGACCATTATGTCGGGTCGGCAGGAGCGCAATGACGGCGCCGATGCTACTGCTCGTAAGACCGAAGCTATCGCTCATTGGCTCGGCCGCGCTACGGACAAACTGGCGGCGGTGAACGGTGCTATCGCGCCGGGTACCGTTACTGTTGGTCTTCCGACTACCCCGACTACCGCTTTTACCGCCGTTGCTGGCGGCTCCCAGATCGCCCTCACCGAACAGATGCTTGGCGATGCTATGCAGAAGGCGTTCGCCAACGGCGCGAAGCCGGACAACTGGGTTGTTCCTCCGGCGATCAAGCGGACGGTGAGCACTTTCGAAGGTCGCGGCATTTCGCAGGTTCTCGTCGGCAAGACCGAAGTGGTTGCGACGGTGGATATCATTGCCACCGATTTCGGCCGCGTCAAGGTCATGCCTTCGCTGTGGATTCCTGCCGACGTCGCATTGCTACTCGATGCGGACTTCCTCGCGGTTTCGTTCTTCCGCAACTTCCGTCAGTTCCCGATCGCCAAGATTGGCGATGCGGAGACTCGTTTGATCGTTGTCGAATGGGGTGTCGAGATGCGGAATCCGCTCGCGCACATCCTGTTCAACGGCGTCAAGCAGGGCGCTGTCATTACCTGACTCTTCTTTGCTGGCGAAACTCCGTCCCCTAAGTCGGGGACGGCTTTTCATAGGAGAAGTGTATGCCTCCGCGTAGCGAAGCTCAGCGGCGTGCAATGCGTGCTGCTGCATCTGGCAAGTCAACCATAGGCATCCCCAAAAAGGTCGGAAAGGAGTACTCGAAGTCCGATCCGGGCGGGAAGTTGCCGAAACGCAAACGCAGGTAGTCATGAACGATCATATGAAGTTGTCGCCTGCAGGTGCAAACCTGATCAAGGCATTCGAAGGCTTACTTAAGAAGGTCGACGCCAACCATTATACCTCTTACAAGTGTCCGGCCAATGTCCTCACCATTGGGTGGGGACACACTAATCACCATGGCAGACAATTCAAGGCCGGTGATATTTGGACGAGGGACCAATGCGACGAAGCTTTCCTCGAAGATATGGTGGGCTTCGAAAAAGATGTTAAGCGGTTGGTGAAGGTCGAGCTTACACAGTATCAATTCGATGCGCTGGTCAGCTTCACTTATAATTGCGGCGCGGGAAATTTTCAGAAGTCCACCTTGTTGAAGAAGGTGAATGCAAAGGATTTCGTCGGAGCGGCAGCGGAATTCCGCAAGTGGAACAAAGGTGGCGGGAAGGTGCTCGCTGGATTGACGCGTCGGCGTGCTAGCGAATCGTTGCTTTTCCAGAATGTTCCCGATGCCGACTATGATGGGAAGCCGGACAAGGTGGTGAAGCCACCGGCAGATCCGATGCCGCAATCGGTGGACGAACCGGTAGATGCCTGAGAGGAAGAAGCCCACATCTGTATTTGATGCTCTCAAGTCAGACCTTGAAAGAGCCGGTGTTGGTATAGTAAATGCCGCATCCAGTATTCCCAGATTCGTTCAATCCCACATGCAAGAATACAAGCCAGGTATGTCTGTACAAGATATGCCCCAAACTATGGAAGTGCTGCCGGAGGCTGCCTCAACTATAGTTGGAACTCCAGGTGCTTCTGTTCCTGGGGTTTCATTGAATAGCGGCATTAAACTTCCTAAGCTTACAGGGGGCTATCGGGCAAATACACATCCATTAGAGACTCCCATTATTCGAAAAGGAGAAGATGAAGTAGGAACTCACTTTACAACTTCCCCGAATGTTATTGCTCAACAAAATGCCCCGTACCCTAGTTTGAGTAATTTAAGCGGGACAGTTGGGGCAGGCCCCAGAACTACGCCGATTGTAGCGGATATTAGGAACCCATTAAAATTTCCAACGAACCCCACAAATTGGGCGGATTCTGGCTCTGTGCTTGGTCCGTTAGAGATGGGGGTAGATATGGGCATGAAATTACCATTTCCTAAAGGCGTATTAAGTGGAATGCAGAGTATTGCTAAACAATCCGGCGGATTTAAGGAAAACTTGATCCCGTTGATGAAAGAGAAAGGTTATGATGCTATAAATTATCCTCAATCCCCAGGTGACCTTAGACTTCCGTTGAGTCAGCACAATTCGTTTATGGCATTTAATCCTGGACAAGTAACTCCTAGATTGTCGCCGCAAGGACAGGAATTGATTAAGGCTCGCGGAATTTTAGAGCCGTCCAAAGAGCTTTTATTGGATGACGCTACTAGGTATTGGGCAAATTTATCAGGAAAATTGAGGGCACAAATAGAAGATGTGATGATAAATAATTCATTACAACATTATTCTGAGAAGGATCGATTGGAAATAATTAAAGCTATGACTAGGGCCAAAGGTGGTAAGCTATAATGCCTGAGAGGAAGAAGCCTACCTCTATATTCGACGCTCTCAAGTCGGACCTTGAGCGTACCGGAATCGGTATAGTTAATGCTGCGTCTAGTATCCCCAGATTTGTTCAATCCCATATGCAGGAATACAAGCCGGGTATGTCCGTTGCGGATATGCAACAAACTATGGAGGTTCTGCCGGAAGCTGCTTCCACGGCGACAATGCTTCCGGCAACGACCGGTGTGGCTTCTGTACCTGGAATTTCGCTTGCCAGCGGACTAAGAAGGCCTCCTCCGAAAGCTATCGGGGGTTACCATGAAACTTGGGCTTTGGACGATTTTAGTAAATTTAAACCTTCTGATCATGATTTGGGAACTCATTTTGCTGTTGATCCGATGGCACCTAGAGCTGCTGATTACGCCCAATTGTGGAGGATGAATCATCCCCATGAAACTTTGCCTGTTAAACCTAGAACCGTGCCGGTTGTAGCTGATATCCAAAAATCCCTTAAGTTCCCGGTTGATGTTGGGAACTGGATGAATGCAGATTCATTAATCGGAGGGATGGAGGAAGCTATTAAAGGCGGGAGCACTATTCCACTTCAATTATACCGCGATACTTTAAGAGCGGAGAAAGAGGCTGGAGGAATAGCTAAGAATTTTGTCCCGATGTTACAGGAGAAAGGATTTGATTCGTTATACTATCCTCATATATCTGAAAGATATATGGGAGAGGCTCCGAAATATAATACTTTTATGGCGTTGGACCCCAAGCAAGTTATGCCTAAATTTTCAGAGGAGGGGCAAGAATTAATAAAACAGCGCGGCTATCATGAGCCGATGAAGACGTTTTTGAATGATCCGTATGCGCGTAGTCCGGATGATAAATATAGCGTTGCTGATGTGACGCAAGAAAGGTGGGCTATTCCTAAGGGCATTTTGCATCCCTATGCGGAAAATGTGCCTGATCAAAAGAAAGTTTTTAAAATAGAGGAAGCTAAACGATGGAAAGACATTGCGGATGAGAGTAAAGCACAGCAGGATCAGATAGATTTGTTGCGAGAATTACACAACCAGGGTCAGGTATCTGGTAAGGAGTTTATTGAAACTTATAATAAAATAGTTGGTGATGATAAGGCATGGCAAAAGGTGTTTGGGGATAAGATGCCTAAGAAGACGCAAGATTTGCCCGCAAGCAGTTCCTATGCGTACAAGGCCCCCAAAAAGGAAGTGCCGCACGAAATTCAAGCGTATGAGGATTTTAAAAGCGGCAAGATGAGTCAAGAGGAGTATTTGGCTAGTTTTGATAAAGCTTATAATATTAAACAGAAATCTGACGATGCTAAGAAAATGGAGCTATTGAAATCGCTTGTCCCGGATAGTTTAGAATTTCAATTAAAAAATAAACTTATAACCCAATCTGAATTTAATGAGGCTATAGGACCGTCTAAACTCAAATGGAGTGTGCCGTATAATCCAGCAGAAAGTCCAGTTATTAATTGGACTAAACCAGCTTCCGAAGAGCATATAAAGAAATGGGGGTTAAAGATAGGTTCTACTGTTAAAGACGTTTACGACGCTATAACGAAATGGGCGAATAAGACAGGGGCAAAGCCCAATAACTGAACACTATACCTAACTTGACAGCCAGCGAAGGGTATGCTACCATGGCCGAACGTAAAATCACATATAGGAATGACGGCGCTGTAAAACGTACGATGATTTGGGACGATGACGTGCCTTCTATGGTGCACGTTAAGACCGAATCAGACATGGCCCAGACTATCGAGAATAACAAGGTCATGAGGGAATTGCACCCGCAGCGCTCCACCAACAAGCTGGTGGCAAGAGGGGTGCCAATTACCGTCGCGGAAAAAGCTCTGCGAGAAGGCTGGGACGAGAGCGACTGGAATAAGTGGCTCAACGATCCTGATAATGCCGCTTTCAGAGTTTGGCCGGGACGGGTATAAATGCCCACTTATCTCACGGACAAATGCACTGAGATTCGCAATTGGTTAGCAATTGGGTCGGAAGTTTATCCGGACCCAGTTGTTATCAGTTGGATTCGCATGGCCGAAGAGCAGTTGTCTAGCATGCTTCGTGTAAAGCATATGCTCCAAATAGACACCTCCCTTATTTCCAGCGATCGGGTTCCGCTGCCTAGAGATTGGCAGGAGATTCGATTAGTCCGACTCCTACCGTCCAAGGCGGTGTTGCGGTATAATACCCCCGATGGTTTTTTCAACCCCGAATTCCCAGAAGACCCGGATTCTGAATTGCCTGGCCAAACCAGACGGTACACTATTATGGGGAACTTCATATATATCGGTGGAAGCGTACCCCCTGGAATACAAGTGGAGATGAATTATTACCAGGATATTCCTCCATTGACGGACGAAACTGATAATTGGATAAATTTCTACCATCCCACTATTTATACTTTGAAAATTCTCCACGTGGCTTCTCTGTATTCCATCGATGATGAGCGTGCTTCAATCTGGAATGCAGAAGTCGCCAATCTGGCTAGCATTATGAATACACGACACCAAATCGACAAGGCTAGCGGTTCAGTGCTTATGATGACTAGGCGCAAAACATTCGGGTGACACATGCCACTTGCAGCAACTGGTGAAACTACCGTTCTAACTGCCCTTTTGGCTTCGCGATTCTTGTCGTTGCACACGGCATTGCCCCCATCGGGAGAAGTGACGGGCGGCGCTTACGCGAGGCAGCCGGTCACATTCGCTCAGACGTCAGGCCCCGATCCTACTATTTACAAGAACACAGCCTTGGTGCAGTTCCCCACCGCGACTGCTTCTTGGGGTACCATAACTCACTTCGGGATTTGGTCGGCGGCGTCGGGCGGGAATTTGTTGGGTTACAATACGGTTACTACTGCCAAAGCAGTTGCCATAGATGATGCGGTGAAATGGGACCCGAACGCGCTGGCGGTTGATACGACCTGATGCCACGGAAATATGGCCTTGGACCATATGGCGACGGTACTTTCGACCTTGACGCAACGGACACTTCCGTA